TCGTAAAAATCGTGTCCGTCGTCCTAGAAGGTCTACAAAGCCTAAAATGTCGTTTGCAAAGCGCGTGTTGTCTGTGTTCAATAAACAAAGAGAATTAAAAATAGGTGACCCTATTTCTCACATTGTAAGTGATGTCCGTGAGGGTGTTACTGCTGGCAATCGTACTACTAATATAATTCAAATCTTGTCTTCAATCCCCCAAGGTATTGATGAAAGTCAACGAATTGGAAATCAAATTACTTTAAAGAAAATTGTAATGAGAGGATACTATCGTCTTCAATTTCCTATCGGAAGTGCTAATAACGCTCGCGTTTTACTTCGTACTATGATTATGCGTCAGCGTAGTCAAAGTAATGCTTCCTTGATTGTTAATGGCATACAGCCAATGAATTATAACAATCTTTTAGAACCTTCTCGTTCATATACCGGCGCTATCGCAGATTTCAACACTCCTATAAACGGAGAAAGTTTCATTGTAAAGAAACAAATGAAAAAAATAATGACAGCCGAAGTAGATGGCCTTAGCTCAACGCTTGGCACAGATGGAACATATTTCTTTTTCAATTATACTATGACGTTTGGAAAGGGTAAAACTTTAAACTATCGTACTAGTGGGGCAGTTGACCCCGAAGATTTTCCATATTTCCTAGCTCATTCAGCCTCCGCGTTAGGAAGTAATGTAGCGTTAGGTGGCTCACTTGTGGGCTTCAACATAACCTGCACTCCATATTTTTACGATGTCTAATAACAATGTTATTTTAGGAAGCAATGATACCCCGTAGGGGTATCTATCTATGAGGGGAGTACGAAGCCCGAAGGGCGGAGTGCTTGTCCCGAATGGTTTAGGAGGACGAGAGTTTGCGCGTATATCCCGAAGGGATTACGTCAAACTGTTGTTCGTATAAACCCCCTCTATGAAACCCAAATGTTCTACTACTAAATAAATAACTATATATTATTATTTATTTAGCCGATTAATCCAAGCACCGCACCACTAACTTGTCCGCACTCATCGCCCCGTCCTCGGGCGATGCATTAGAGAAGACGATTATGTGAGGGGGATTAAATATTTTACTACCTGTCTCGTATTTTGTATTAACTATGCAGCCATTTTTAATGGCTTCTAATGCAGAATAGGAAATCTTATTTCCGTTATTTCGGGGCAAATCAAACACGACTAAATTGGACTTGTCCATATTAGCTTTGTACATAATATTTATGATATCACTGTATACACCTTTACCGCAAAGTATTGCGTTATAGGTATAGACGAGGTATTTGACAAATGTAGATTTGCCAATGCCTCCTACCTCACTCCATAACCACAGAATGCTTCTGTCGTCTGGTTCCGACTTTATATGAGTAATCACTTCTTTCTGCCATTCAAATAACTTGCTTTCGTCCAAGATTTTAAGTTTTTTAGGAACAGTGTATTTTAGTGACCAACAGTTACCACATCGTTTGCTCGCTCTGCTACAATACTCATAACAAGCCGGTACGTGTTCTACTTTCTCCCAATGAATACACCTTGGCAATCCAAACTCCGTCCATCTCATTTTCCTTTTTAATGAAACTACTCCTTGTAAGTGAGGTGTACCACTATCACCTATCTCTTCTTGGAAAACATAATCATACGCAAAATGATTAAAAAAGGACTGTATTGTCTCTATTGCCTCAATAGGATAATTGTTCCACGTAAAAGTGTGATGGATATGCTGCAAAGGTTGTTTCTTGGGGGAGGAGGAAGGGTTGTTAGTATTACCCCCTTCCTCCGTCTCTAATGTCTCTAAATCGGAAGAGGCCATTTTATATATACATATATATTTCTTTAAATCATTTAGGAATTATTGTTAAATTAATTTCTAAATCATATATATACAAATGCCTAAGGGTTTTCGTAAAAATCGTGTCCGTCGTCCTAGAAGGTCTACAAAGCCTAAAATGTCGTTTGCAAAGCGCGTGTTGTCTGTGTTCAATAAACAAAGAGAATTAAAAATAGGTGACCCTATTTCTCAC